ATATGCGTTTGTTAAATTAACACCAAAAGTTCCATATCCGCTTGAATTAGCAGTAGCATTTCCACTTAAACGATACCACCCATTACCATAACTTTCAATAGTTCCATCAGTATCTAATGATGTTCCCTCTGCAATGTTAAAATAAAATCTTGTTGTGGTAAATTTTGTAGCAAATAGTAAATAAACAAAATCAATATCAGAGTCGCTTGGTTTTTTTACAAATACAGAAAAGGTATATTCTGTTCCATCTGTTACATCTAAGATAACATTAACTCTATGTTGAGCACTAACAACATTGTCATTTACTTTGTAAACAGAAGATTGACCACTTGGAGAAGTGCTATCAGTAGTTAATGAAATAGTTGTATTAATAACATTCCATTCACTAACATCTTCGCTATAATCATTTATATTAGTCCTACTCGGTTCTAACAACAAATGCCCATCTGTATTATCTGTGTAATCTATTCTTGCTTCTCCTTGCTTTGCTGTCTTTATAAGTCCATCGCTGTCTACATAAGTAGCTGT